ATTTTGGCGTGTGTCGTTGGAAGCCAGCATTCTACTCACGTTTGTGGAATAGTCGTCCATCCTACCCCGTCTAGATCAGTTGCATCTGGAGCTGGCAAAACCTTTATAGAGGGCAATCCAGCCTCTAGAATAGGCGACCCAATATCCTGTGGAGACACTTGTGGACAAGGTTCTCCCAACTCTTTTATAGAATAAGCATAAATAATAATATGGCTCGCTCTACCAGAACTTTCTCAGATTTAGACCTCAATTTTACTGCACATCCAGTAACTGGGGATATTGCTCGTCGGTTTGACGACAATGCTATAAAAACTGCCCTAAAAAACTTAATTTTAACCAATAACTATGAGAGACCTTTTCATAGCGAAATTGGAACCCCGATAAAGGGGATATTATTTGAGCCATACAGCCCAATGATGACTACAATGATCGAACGGGCTATTTATTCTACGGTTAATACATTCGAGCCGAGAGTTAACCTGGATAATGTTATTGTGAAAGCTGCCCCTGATGAAAACTATGTAACTGTGACCTTGTACTACAGAATATTAAATACACAAAGACCTGCTACACTAGAGCTAGTATTAGAAAGAACTCGATAAATGGCAACCAATAAATTTATATCAGTTAGCGAACTCGACTTTGACGATATTAAGGCTAACTTAAAAACCTATCTACAAGGACAAGAGCAGTTTCAGGACTACGACTTTGAGGGTTCTGGAATGGCAATCCTTTTAGATATCCTTGCATATAATACTCACTATAATGCTCTTTATACAAACCTAGCTGTCAACGAGATGTTTCTTGACTCTGCTAGAAAAAGAAATAGTGTTGTTTCTCTAGCGAAGAGTTTGGGGTATCTACCGAATTCAGCAACTTCTTCCAGAGCGGTTATTAACCTCACCGTATCAAATCCTCTCGGATCACCAGCGACTTTAACGCTGCCAGAAAAAACTCCTTTCCAAACAGAAATTGATAATAAGTCGTATACTTTCTATAATCTAGAATCAAAAACTATTTCTCCAATTAATGGACTTTATAGATTTGAACAGGTTAGTATTTACGAAGGAACACCTCTAGTTTTTAACTATGAATACAAAACGGGCAATCGTTATATTCTTCCAAATAAAAACGTAGATATTTCCAAGTTAAAAGTTCGTGTTTTAGAAGATCCAATTCTTGGTAAATATTACACATATACATTTGCTCAGTATCTTACAGAAGTTACGAACTCAACCAGAGTTTTCTATCTTAAAGAAATCGATGATGAGTTGTTTGAAGTAGAGTTTGGTGACGGTGTTCTAGGTAAAGAACCACCAACAGGATCAAAGGTTATACTTGAGTATTTTGTTACTGCAAAAGCTGCTGCCAATGGTGCTTCTTCATTTACATTTTCTGGCAATAGTTCTGATGTAGGAAATGGCATACCAACAGTAACCGTTCTTTCGGCAGCTGACGGTGGTGCTGATATAGAAAGCATCGATTCTATCAAAACCAATGCTCCACGTTTATTTTCTGCGCAACAACGAACAATCACATCAGAAGATTACTCAGCAATTATTACAAAACAATATACAAACGTGCAATCAATTAGCGTTTGGGGTGGAGAGAACAATGTCCCTCCAGCATATGGTAAAGTCTTCATAGCAATTAAACCAATTTCTGGTGATGTTCTTAGTGCATTAACAAAACAATATATCGTTGACTTGCTGAAACAAAGAAATACTGTTTCTATTACACCAGTTATTGTAGATCCAACTATACTTTACATTGAAATTAAAACAACAGTTTATTATGATGCTACCAGAACTGCTAGCGATCCAAATACATTAGTGACTAATGTTAAAGAAACAATTACTGAATATAATGCTGAAGAACTTAAAAAGTTTGGTGGTATTTTTAGATTTTCAAAACTTGGTGGTTTAATAGATGATACTGACGAAGCAATTTTAAGCAATATTACTTCTATTAAATTGCGTAGGGATATTTATCCGATTGGTGACGCAAATCCACACAAATATACTGTTAGATTAGACAATCCAATTTACAGAGATCCAGAGGGTGGTAATCATATCATCACTTCTGGATTTAAACTTTTTGGAAGAACAGAGACATTTTATCTAGTTGACGATGGCAATAAAAACTTAGGTTTATTCTATTATGAGAGTAGCGGAACTGTTAAAGTGTTTATTAATGAAACGGCAGGAACAGTTGACTACGAAAATGGTGTTATTATTGTCAATGATATTGCAATCGTCAGTACTCAGAAAGTATCTTTCTTCGTAACGCCAGTTTCTAACGATGTAGTTTCTGTTAGAGATCAGTTAGTTCAAATTGACGAGGAAAAAATTAGTGTGAATGCTATCGTAGATAAAGTAGTTTCTGGTACACAAGGTGCTGGTTCTTCAGAGTATATTTTCACAGCAAGTAGAGAATGAGCGTAGTAAAAGCAAAAATATCAACTGTCGTTAGCGAACAGTTCCCAGAGTTTGTAAGGGAAGATCATGGCACATTCGTGTCATTCTTAGAAGCATACTACGAGTTCCTTAGTCAAACTGAAGACAGAAGTTTAGAATCTCTAAAAGATATCGACGAAACTCTAAACAGTTTTGTGCAGTATATTTCTGATGAGGTTATGATACAAATTCCTCAGACGATTCTTGCTGATAAAAGACTTGTTGCGAAAAGGATTAAAGATCTTTATCTTTCAAAAGGTAATAAGAAGTCATTCACTCTCCTGTTTAGATTACTTTATAATGAACCCATAGACGTATATTATCCCAAAGATGATATCCTCAGAGCATCTGACGGTAAATTTAACAAAGATACTGTTCTCAGAATAGTCGACATATCTAGTCAGTTCCACAACTCTAATGTAGATACATTCCAGTTGATCGGTAAAAGAATATTTCAAAACGGAAATACTGCTACTGCTGAAGTAGAAAATGTAATTAAGTTTCAGTATCAAAATCTAACAATTACAGAATTAAAGTTAGCAACCAAAACTGTAACGGGAACATTTAATACAACTGGTTATATCTATGGCCAAAGTAATATTCCAGGAAAATTTATTTATGGACAGGTAAAACCTGGCATAACAGAGTTAACTCTTGAAGATCCAGGTTTGTATTATCAAATTGGTGACAAGATTAGATTATCTTCAACAAGTGGTGAGTTCGCAGTTGCTCAGGTTACCCGAGCATCGACTGGTGGGATTAAAGACATTCAAGTTGAGTTTCCAGGAAGTGGTTACCAATTAAATCAAGAGATAGTATTTGATAACACAGATGCAGGCACTGGACTTGGTGATTCTCTGCAAACAGCAAGAGCTATCGTTACTGCATTGGATAGTAACTCTCTGTTACTTGAGAACGGAGATTTCTTATTAAAAGAAGACGCAACAGAATTTTTGTTCGAAGGAACTTTGACTGGTGGTATTAAAACAGTTAAGGTGACAGACTCTGGTCAGAACTATAAGAAACTTCCAGTAGTTTCGTGTAAACCTACACAGTTACTTGGCGAAGAAGCAAAGATAGTTGCAATCAGCGAAGACATTGGTAAAGTTCTCGGTGTTTCTATTTACAATCCAGGAATCGATTACCAGAACAACTCTTTAGGTTTCTTTCCAACCAACTTAATTTTCAAACGTGTTGATGGCGAGTTCGCTCTTGGAGAATTAGTAACTGCCGAGCCACAATCAATAGCATTAGAAACAAGTTATGATGTTGAACTGTCATTAGAAGATGGTTCTAAGTTTCTTTTAGAGAAGCAAGAAGAGACCTTTGGATATATTTCGTTTATTGATAAAGACAGAAACTTTTATCGCTTGAATCCAGCATCTGTTAGATTTGAAATGTCGTTAGAGACAGGCGACAGATTGGTAGATGAAGATGGTGATATTTTTGTTTTAGAAAACTCTGGACCGCTAAGACCGAACATGACTCTCGTTGGTCAAGCAACAGGAGCGATTGGTAAAGTTGCACCTGGAACAAGTACTGGTTCTGCATTCGCTAAAGGAAATCTATCTGCTGTTTACAGAACACCAGGAAACTTTATTAATGCTGACGGTAAGATCAGTGACTCTTCCAAGAAAATACAAGACAGTGCATTCTACCAAGAATATTCCTATCAACTTAGATCGTTCCAGTCAATCAATGACTATCGCGATATTGTAAGAAAACTTTTACATCCAGTTGGTATGGCTCTTTGGGGATCTTTATTGCATGAAGGATTCGGTCAAGTTATTCCAAGAGCACCACTGAGTATATCTTTCTTGAGAGCAGTTATTCGCTCTTTCATTAGTAACAAGATTAAAGCCATGGGTAATTACTATGCCGATGGTCAAACATTCCCAGATATATTGAAGTCTGAGTTTACACTCATTATTGTAGATTTCTTGCAGCGTGCTGGTGGACATATGACTCTGATTCCAACGAATCCAGAGTTCCTACCAGAGATCGAAGTTCCAAGATTTACACCAGAAGAAATTCACATGATGGATCTGCGAGTAGATGCTGCTCACGGCGACGAATGGTTCTATATTTTGTTATACCTGGATATGCAATGTCAGATTCATCGTCAGACAGAAATTATTATGGAGCCAGTTGGTCATCTAGATCTGAATGTAAGAGGATTCGGACCATGCTGGGAATCTTTAGAGAGATTTAAGTTTACTCTCGCCCCATTCGAAGCTGGTATTAAAGGACATTGGGGAAATACGCCAAGAATCGAAGACGTTTGGCAAGAGGGAACATTTAATTATTATTATTGGAGAGATCCAAATGAATACTACGGTAACACGCAAAATGGACATTTTGCCAATATTGTTATTGGCGACGTAATAAATAATCCTTATAGAAAAATCAATTTCTGCGTAGACTCATGGATTAATATTATCAGACCTCTCCCATACACCTATGATAGCACTACAACTACTTACGACAGTACAAGTTATACTAATGATTTAACTTACCCTTATGCACCTAGCAATCAAGATTAATTAACAAATAGAGGATTATAAAATGCCCGCAATTATCACTTCAAAATTCCGCATTAACAATGCAGAGCAACTTGTTGAGAGTTTTGGCGAGACCGCAAGTACTAAGATGTATCTTGGTATCGGACGTCCATATCCATGGACTAACGAAAAGGTTCCACCAGCTCCAGTCGATACTCTAGAGCAAGAGTACCTTTACTGGCAAGATATGCTTGCAGTTAAACGCTGCACTGCCAGTGATGTAACTCTTTCCGTTATCCGTCGCAACTGGACAAGCGGACAGTATTATGACATGTATCGTCAAGACTATTCTGCTTCTGCTGGAGCCATTGGTGTAAATACTACAACTGGCGCAACTGTAGTCAGAAACTCTCTTTTCGACGCAGCATTTTTCGTTGTAACTGATGAGTATAATGTTTACAAATGCTTATACAACAGAAACTCCAGCAAT